CATAGTACACGTTGCGTTCACTCCTTGAATTTGGAGGGAGATAGCATCCAGGGGTCCTTCACATATTACTAAGCTCTTAGCTTTTTCATCGTATGGGTACAGAATGTGCGAAGGTTTTACCCACTCATCAGAGGGGTTAAGGTATTTAGGGCTTTCGTCCCCTAAACTACGTGCTTGAAAGTAAAAGAAATGACCATCTTCCTCAAAAGGAATGATTAAACGCCCTCTATAGGCTCCATTTCGAGCAATATAGTACTTAGAATCCCCTGTTTCAAGGTTAAAGAGCTTACGTTCGTATAAAAAGACCCAGGCTTTTTGTATTAATGGGTCCGAAGAGGTGTGCGACTCCAGGGTTACGTCGGTTAAATCTAAGTTTTTTGTAGAAGTGGATGGCTTAGGTGGGGCAGCAGGGGGAACTACAGGAAGAGTATTATTGAACTCCCTAAACATGATATCTGCTTCGGCCTTATTGTAGGTAATACCTTCTAGGTAAGCATATATTTGGATGAAGTTACCTTTATTGCCACTCTTAAAGCATTGCCAGAGACCTGTATCTAAATTGATACTCATATGCCTCTTCCAATCGTCAGATATAAATACTGAAGGGACTATTAACTCGCTCTCGCCTGAGGAGAGCTTATAATTATCCTTGAACTTTTCAAGCAGGTAGTCTCTAATAAACTGAGGAGCAACTATGTTCATAAATACAATTTCCGAATCAAAATCTAAGACCTTTAAAGAATGCCAGTTGAAGTACCGTTATCGGTATGTGGACCGATTCAAAGAGGAGAGGACTAATACTGATCCTTTGCACTTTGGTTCTTATATCCATAAAATCTTTGAAGACGGCTATCAAGCAACAACGCTCGCCCAGCTATCTGTTATAGCCGAGGATGTCAAAAAAGACTACACCTTTTCAAAATCTTATATCCCGAAGATCAAAACCTGTTTAGAGAATTTTCTTCGTTTCAACGCTTCCCTGTCTGAGACAGTCTCAACAGAGATGGTGTACGAGATTGTGTATGATAAGGAGAAAGATCTTAAGCTCAATGGTATCATTGACCGAGTAATTAAAGGCACGGACGGTGGCTACCTTGTCATCGACTATAAGACCTCCAAGAGAGAGTTATCTGAGTTAGATCTCTATCAAGACAGACAGATGCAGGGGTATGCATACGCTATCCACAAGAAGCTGGGTGTATCCTTCGATAAAATTGTAGTGGCTCACTACTACCCCCTCACCAATCACTTCGTCACATGTAGGTATTCTCCAAATCAGATTAAACATTATCTGAAGGAGAAGGTGGAGCAGATGTGGAAGATCCGCAAGATGAAGAAGGAGGAGTTTAAGGCAATGCAGAATCAGTTCTGCAACTGGTGTGGCTATAAGAACCTGTGCCCTGAATTTAATTCTGGAAGGTTATGTGAAGAGCGCATTCAGAAGATCCGAGATGCTCGATCCAATAAGTAAGAACCCACAAAATAGAGCTACTAGGCTAAGACCTAGGTAAAACAAGGTGCCTACCAGGAGCCCTAAGGATCCTAACGCTTCTATGAGTACACATAGGAAGGCAGATTCCACGATATCATTTTGATCTAGCTTTGTCATTTATTATTAATGGATAGTATATATCTATGTCTATTGATGTAAAAAAGTTTTCTACTTGGTCAGAGGAGTATCTACATTTCTTAGTGAGGTAATTGTAGAGACTACTTAATTTTAAGACTTTTTGTTTATTTAAGGATTCCAATATCCTTATTTGAAAATGCTTAATAAATTTTTCAGAATACTTATATCTCCATTTTTCCACAAAATCTTTATGAAGGGTATAATTAACTAAATCCATAAAATCTATTAAATCTACGTCTGTGTTCATACGTGCCTTAAATCTATAATATAAGAGACAAAATGTTTCAAATTTCAAAAGAAACTCAAAAATTTTTAAATGATGTGGGGGAAGATCACCAGAAGCTTCTCACTATGATTCCTCCCAGCGCAGATCGCATGACTCCTGGGAATATTTTGATTTTTAGGTATTATTTAGGAAGTGGAGTAGGCAGCAAAGCGCAGAGGATAGTTTTAGTAGTTAAATGTAGACGGGGAGATGGGGTATTCCCAGGTCTAGAAAGTAAACTTCTTAGTTGTTTTAAATTAAATGGAGATTCTTCTGCTGTTATCGAGGCTATTCTAGAAAACCTATATAAGAAGAGGCGGCTTGCTTCGTATTATGGTAAGATTAAAGAGAGTCTTATTAAATTATTAGGAATAGACAGTTTTAGAACTTATAAACTAAACAGTATGAAAGAGATATATAAGGTAACCTTAGGCGAATAATCCATGGCTAAAGAAGAACAAAAACTCCTAAAAGAGATTGAAGCAAGTCTGGCAGGATTAGTTACTGAAACGAAGCAGAGCAAAGGGATTTTTGATAGGTATCTTAAGGGGTTACCGATAATGGCCCGAGCTTCACGGAAGCTTACGGACGTAGTTGGCGATACCATGAAAGCTGCTTTTGGGCTGCAAGATAAAGCATTAGCCCAAGGTAGAACTTTAGAATCGGCAATGGCTCATAATTCTAATATTGTGGGGGGTATGGCTGGTTCTATCACTGGGTATACTGAAGCCTTAAGTAATGAATTTGGTTTGTGGAGCCAAGGACTTCGGGGAAATACTGCCTCACTGTCTAAATTATCTTTATGGTCTAAAATTACAACCGGATCGAACAAACAATTAATCGCTGGTATGGTTAAGAATACGGCTGGATTAGGATTTAATGACGAGCAATTAGATAGGTTAGCACAAACTACTATGTCGGTAGGTCAAAAATATGGACTTACAGGTAACCAGCTTGTAAAAGCTCTAAGTAAGCTAGGGAACCAAATGAAAGTATTTGCTGCCTTGAATGTGGGGGCAGAGATATCCGAAGCGGCTACTAGATTAGATGCTAAATTAGGTCCTGCATTAGCAGGTTTGAGTTCGCAATTAATAGCAGCTTTAACTGATGGTGGCAAAATAGTAGAGGCTGCTCTCCTAGGTGTAACAGGTGAGAGACAGGCATTGTTGAATAAGGAAGGGGAGACGTACGACAATGCAAGTAAGATGCTTTATAAGGCTGCTATAGCTAATGAAAAGCAAATTGATAGATGGACAAGAGGTTCGATAGATAAAGCCTATGCACTAAAAGCTTATTCAGATACTTTTGGATCCCATACTCTAGAGTTGAGTAAGTGGCTCAAGGGGATGAAGGAAGCGGCTGGGGATATGCCCATTGACGAGTACATAGCTCAAGTAGACAGGCAGAATACAGTTAATGAAGATTTCAATAATACGTGGAAAAACTTTTGGAATACTGTAGTATCTCCTATTCAAGAAGCTTTTACTGTGTTTGCGACTTGGGTATTAAAATTTATTAACCTCCCATGGGTACTCCCCCTTACTAAAGCTTTAGTAGGGTTAACTGTTGTAATTGGTGCGTTCATACTATTTAAGAAACTTATTATAGGTTTAACAGGTGTTTTAAATAAGCTCTTTGGGAAGAGTGATAAGGATGCAAAATCCAGAGCAAGTTTAGCTAATGCAATGAAAGATCTGACTAAAGCATATCAAAAAGCTAAAGGTAGAGGAAAAGACTATTTTACTAAGAAGACACCTGGGGGTCAATCCCCCCTGGGAAGACCAGGAGGAGTGCGGACTAGATTTCAATCTATGATAGGTCAACAGGTAAGAGATGCTAAGAGCATCTTAAAGAGTACCTGGGAAATTTCTAAAAGTGGCTTTAAGAGTCTCGTTAAAGGGGTTGGATTCCTGAGTAAGGGTTTGATAAGATTGCCTATGCTGCTTCTAAGTGGACTTGGGAAAGCATTCCTTTTTGCATTCAATACTGTTTTACCAGCGATAGGATCAGCTATTGCAACTGGTATATCAATGATCCCAGTTATCGGTTGGATATTGGCTGCTCTCACTCTCTTGGTAGTTTTCTTTAGAAAAGAAATTTGGTCAGCTTTAAAGGGGATATGGAATGTTCTTAAAGTAGTAATAGGAGGAATTCTTTCAGGAATATGGACCGTTCTTAAAGTAGTGTGGGGAGTTATAAAAGCAGTAGTAGGATTCCAATTGAAAGTAATAGGAACAATTCTTGGAGTGGTGTGGACGATTCTTGAAGGAGTGTGGGAGGTTCTCGTAATGGTGGTAGGAGCATATATTAAATTAGTATGGACTGTTCTGAAGGGTGTTTGGGAAGTGATAAAAGCAGTATGGACTGGAATTGTAAGTATCGTGGAAGGAATTTGGGATGTGATTAAGTGGGTCATGAATATTCCCGCTGCAATCGGGAAAGCTATCGCAGACTGGTGGGATGGGAAGGAAGACGAGGACTCCGAGGAGGACAAGGCCATGCAAGAGAAAGGTGCCCCCAAAGACTACGCATCTATGACGGCTGTTGAACTCGCCAAAGCGTTCCCAGACGATGAAGATCTTGCGGAAGACGCTTGGGAGGAAACGCACGGCCAAAATAGGGTGTTGGATCAGATAAGGCTTGAGAGGGCTCAAAATGTGCCGGATACCGCAGAGTATATGACCGCTGCGATCAAGGATCAGGAAAATAAAGCCGCTGCCGCAGAGGCGTTTGGAACACGCGAGCAAGCCGAAAACTTCCGGGCAGTGGCTGAGGCGTTGAGAGCCTCATCAGGATACCAGGAACAGCAAGCCGCTGCTACTGAAGAAGCGAACGAGCAACGTGCAGTACAAATCGCACAGGGACAGCAGGTAGCTAATAATACTGAACCGACTCCTTCAGCAGAACTGGCGGCACCTGGAGAGGGTGTAGGGAGTCCTAAATAATGGCAGAATATGGTGAAATTTTTAGAAGTAGATTATTGGATCAACGATCTCGTTTAGAATTTTATTATCCTCAAGAGGGTATCATAATGTTTGTTCCGTTTTATGAAAACCCTAAAATTACTGAATCTCAAAGTGCTAATTACGCAGAGTATAATCCCATAGGGAGGGCAGGTTCTTTATATGCTTACACAGGGGCTAAGTCTAGAAAAATAAAAGTGAAGATGACCTTTACATTGCCTCATCTTGCAATGCATGATATGGGAATAGATAGGTTTACTAGAATTTTTAGCCAAACAACTAAAGAGAGCCAAAAACTATTATTTACATCTAAGTCTAGATTTTCTACTAAACCTAAACCTGGGGATGTTAACCATTCTTTATCACTAGAAGTAGAGAAGGTATGGGTTGCACTTCAATCCCACGAGAATATGGATGACATAATAGGGTTGGAAGAAGCAGCACCATTCATTTTTAAAGACGCATTAAGGGGTGGTAAACCATTAGGGTCGGAGAGTCCAGGAAACGCTATAAAGTTTACAAATCTTATTGCAGAGCCTGAGGAAAAGCATAAAGTTATTGATACTCTTCTATTCTTTCTAGCCTTATTTAGAACTTCGGTAACTAATAATGCTACTAACCCTATGCTTGGTCCTCCTATAATTAGGTTAAGTTTTGGAACTATGTATCAAAGTGTACCTTGTATATGTAAAAGTTATACTGTAGGGTGGTTAGAGGATGCAAAGTATGATTTAGAAACTCTTACCCCTCGTAGAGTAGAAGTTGGATTACAGTTAGAAGAGTTGCGAGTAGGAGATTTTGGAACATATGATGCGGCTATACCTGTTAAAAGAGATAATCTTGCAGGTTGGGAATCGGCTATAGGTGGTTACTTTACTACAGATCCTATGCCTTTAGATAGTTTTGGAAAGGGAGGATAAATGGTATCTAGAACGAATACAGGAAGACGATCATCTTTTGCTCAAATAATAATTACTCATAAAGGGAAGCCTATTTCTACTTCAGTAGGGAGTCCTGTCTATGAAGGTGTTTATGGAGGGTCTCAATTAAATTTTACGCGCACTCCTGGGAATATTCCATATGGATTTGATCATAGGCCAGATTTGATATCTAACTTATTTTTAGATACTCCCGCTAGTTGGTGGATAATTTGTGAAAGAAACGCTATCTTTGATGTATTCGAACAGTTGAATGCGGGAGATAATATTCAAATTCCTGTAAAGCTATAATAAGTTATGAATATTCCTGCCGCTAATATAGTGATGACGTTCGATCCTGAAGCGATGATAAGGTTTCAGGAAGAACGTTCTTTTACTGGCTTTAAAAGTTGGGCTGAGGCACAAGAAGCAAAAGACAGAGAAGCGGCTTCTGCGGATAAGAAGAACTATAGACCCCAAACTTATCTCTTTAATAATGTTCCAGGTTCTAATTTTCTTTCTTTAAGCCATCAATATGGGTTGGGTGGTAGCAAAGAAGCTCCTGTAATTAGAATTGAATTGGTAGATCCTCAAGGTCTTTTTGAGGACGCAATGATGGCTGGTACTATGGCTTCTAATGAACCAGCTACAACTAACCCTTATTTTACTCTTTTGAAAAGTAAAGAGGCTGAGATACATGCTGAACAACGAGCTATTACTGCGCTACGGGATACC